TTTTTTGTAAGTCTTGTAACTTATCTACTGTTTGTCCTACTTGTCCTATTAGTTGACCAGCAACTTCGTAGGCTCTAGGGTGTTGACCTTCTCTCGCAATATCTAGTATACCTTCTATTGCTTCTTGTCCTCTTTCAATTAAGTTGTAATAATTTTCTCTACTATACTTGTAGTCGTTATCCACATCTGCTTTTTTAGCGTCTTCCATACGAGGAACTGGTGGTTTAACTTCTTGTTTGACAACTTGTTTACTAGGTTCTGGTTTATCAATACCTAATATCTCATTTACCTTTTCTTCTAATTTACTCATATAACTATTTATGAGTTTATTTTTCTACCTTTAAACCAGTCAGGTAAACCAAGATGTGGTCTTGTATCAAAAATATTATCATCTGCTCCAGGAGAAAATGAATTATTATAATGTAGAAACACCTGAGCACAGTCTTTTCCTATAAAAGCTTCACGCCAATGTTCAAGTATCATACCTTTATAAACTAACATATCACCTGGTTTTAATATTACCTTTGTGCCTTTATTATCTGTTTTAATAGGGAAACCATTTTCTGGTAATCCAACATTTTTTTCATGTTCTAAATAAATTGGCCATTCATCACCACCAAGATTCATTGTTGTAGAAATCTCACAGCTAAATCTATCTTTGTGTCTATGTAATACATCACCCTTTTTATAGATACGAGCATATGAATAAGTAGGATTTAATTTTAGTCCAGTAAATTTTTCTAGTTTAGGGCGAACTTGAAGTAGTAAAGTTTCCATTGCTATATCAGCATAATGTGAATATGTGTTAGGAACCATTTTATCTTTCCAAGTACCATGTTCTTCATTATTTAAGTTATATGGACTACTACATTTATCAAAGGTTTCTGCTACTTGTCTTTTCATTAAAAAATAATTGTAAACAAAATTAGCAACCTTAGGATCAATTGCTTCTTTAATAACTAAAAAATGGTTTTTTTCAAATTCTACTTTACTCATTTTTTACCTAAAAGGTTTACCTACACACCAAACCACCAATGAATATCTAGTCCCTTTTGTGACAGGAGTAACTTGGTGATAAAGATATGATGGAAAAACAATTAAAGAACCTTGAGGTCTAATTTGTGTTAAAGTATGTACGCCACTTTCAGTTAAATCTTTAGTATCTATTTTTAAATTACCGCCTTCATAATTATTTGGGTCACTTAAATTAATTGTCATGCTTAATTTTCTAACTTTACCTACCATGTTTTTATCAGGTGTCTGTCCTCCCATATCAAAGGTATCACCTCTTTCTAAAAACTCCTCTTTCAGTTGTTTTTTATAAGCATAAGATTTATCTGAACCACCATCCGTGTGCCAACCATAGAAACCCCTATCTTTATAAACTGTGAATTGTGGAGTTTCTATATAATCTATATCAAAATCCCAACCAGCATCTATATTTGCTCTTTTAATATATGGAGCCACTAATTCATAAATCCATCTATCAGTTAAAAAAGAAACATCACTATCTCTTGTAACAATATTCTTAATATCTTTTTCAGGTAAATCAGTAATCTTTTTATCTTCTAATCTATATTTCTTTTTATCATTGTATTCACCACCATCAGCAGTTATACCTTTTGTTGAACCATATTCTTTTCTTCTATCATCTAATGCTTTTAAACCAGTATCAATAATTTTTTTACAAGTAGGTTGATCTAAAAGTGCTTGATAAAAATAATAATTATATTTTAATATCATTAAAATCCCCAACTAACAAAAGAATATCTTGTACCTTTTGTTATCGCTTTAACTTCATGTGCATACATAAAAGTTGACGGAAAAATTAGTATGTCACCTGCGTTAAATTTTAAAGTATGATTATCATTAAAAACAAAATCACCACCTTCATAATCATCATTTAAAATTCCAACTAATGATAATATTGGAACACCTTTATATGGTGTAAAAAACCTTGATTGACCATCAAATATTGATTGTATAAAATCAAAATGTTTTCTCATTTTAGTTCCAACTTCGTATCTATTGAATCTTATAGGTGTAAAATAGTTTATAAAGTTTTTTGTATTTTCGCCACTTCCATTAAATTGATTTACATAATCTTTATACGCATTATTAATCATTGGATTTAATACTTTACTTAATTCATCAGTAATGGTCATAACATCTAATTCCATAGTGTTCTTTGTATATCTTAAATCATTTACGGAATCATACCAATTATGTTTTTCCCAAGGTTTGTTTTCTTCTAAATTAGAAATAATATTTTTACACACCTCTTTAGGTATAATATTTTTTACAACAATGTAATCTGTAATACTAGTCATAATTCATAGATATAGGTAATGGCTTACCTTTATAGTCTTCAAAATTTATATTTCCAGATATTGATACTCTCTCAACATTTGATTTATATGGATAGACAAAATGTTTTAGTGATGACGGAAAAATAAACAAGTCATTTGTTTCAGGTAAAAATGCATGTCCTGTCACAACCATATTTTGTTTTTCACCATAAGAAAATTCAATTTTACCAGGGCCACAGCCTGTGCCTTTATATGCATCACCTTCTTCACTCAATTCCTTAGGTACTTTAGGAAAATATACAAAACTCAAATCACCATCGTGTGTATGTGGTGGATTGTACTCATTTGGTTGCATAAAATTAATCCATAAATCAAATAATTTTAAAACTCTAGTATCTAGGAATTTTGATACATGGCTCCAATCATTTAAACCCTCCATATAATGGTCAAACAAAGGCATAGCATTCATTGTAAAATACTTTCTATCTTCTTTAGAAAAAACATATTCATGTCTTATATCACCTGCAAGCATTTCTCTATAATCAGTATCTTTTCTATTCTTTAATAATTCACCTCTCCTTATCATTTCTATACCTACTTCACTAGGTACTTTAGTATGATATAGATAAGGTCCCCAATAATAAAACTTATACTCATCATCTTTCATAATTATTTTACCATCTTCTTAGGTCTAAAAGGATTTCCTTGTAACATCAATTTCCAAGATAGTCCTCTAACCCATTTTTGTATAGAAGTTGTACGACTGTGTTTTGATAATTCTTCAGTCCACTCTATTCTTTTCATTGAAAAATTTTCATTTAATTTTTTACTATTAAACTTCATATAAAATAATGGTTGCCCTCTTTTTATTTTTACAGGTTTTGTATCATCTATCATTTGAAAACTAAAATCAATTGGTCTAAACCAATTGTAAATATCAAAACTTCCAGGAATGTATTGTGTGTTTTCTGGCTGACCATGTAAAAACGCAGGATAAGTTTCTATCCAAACTGGCTCGTCAGCAACAAACATATATTGAAATAGAAAAGAGAATAGTGGTCTTTCATGTTCACCATATTCAGTACGCCTCCAAGAAACAAATCTATCATAGAATTTTTGATCTTCTGATATTTTAACATCACCTTGTTTTCTATTATAGTTTAATTCTAAATCAAATGGTGATTTTATAACAAAAAATTTTTTATGAAAATTACTTACTGCTGGACACTTCATAAAGTAACTTGTTGAATCTTTATAATAGTTTAATCTTTCAGGTTCAAAATATACCAAATCCATTGATTCCATATCAGGTAATTGTTTAAAAGGGGTCCAACCTATTTTAACTGTCATTTTCTTTTATCTTAAATTTAGGATATTTTTTTTTAATTTCTTCAATATCACCTTTAGGTGCTATCACATTTGGTAAATTTAATTCATCTTTCCAATCAACCAATCTTTGACCACCAACAAAATTATTTTCTTTATGATATTTTTCTTCTTCTTCTACCATAGGATTTACACCATCATAAATTTCATTTATTAGATAATCATACATATCAGGACATTCTGATGCTAATCTATTCCATTTATCTCTCTTAACTTCTAAATTTTTTATATAAGGTTCCCAATCTTTTTTATAATCATTGACATCATTATAAGTTTGATGTTTTATCGCTATAGGATCAGTAGGAAAGTAATTCATACCTGTGGCAACACAAGGTAACCCTCCAAACACATCATAAAATTTATAGTTAATATTTTTACTTGCTGACGCATATGAAAAACCTTTTATCATACTTAATTTTAATTCTTCAACTTCTTTTGAGTATTTTCTAGTTGTAACATCTTTCCAATATTTTGTATCATCTCTATGTGATAATGCATAATGTAAAGAAACGAATTGGGCAAAAGTATCAAACTTTTGGTTACAGTCAGCATTAAATACATCTTTATCCCATTGAGATATTTGCATACCCCTATTAAGTGCTCTACTTAAACCAACTAAAAATTCATGTACAGTATATAATCCATTACTTTCTAAAGGTTCAATAAATCCTGCTGACAATCCTATGGCCACTACATTTTTAACCCATACTCTTTTATGTTTACCAATTCTCATTGTTATATTTTTACATAATTCTGGATTATCTGTTCTATCCATTATAGTTGAGAGGTGATAAGCCTTTTCTACTTTTCCTGTTTTAAGATTTACAAGTGTTTTTCTTGCTAAAGCAGCTCTAAACTCATTTAATGCTTGTTCGTCAGTAATGTGCTTATCTGAATAAACATAACCTGTTCCTATTCTACTAGTCAAAGGTATTGTCCATACCCAACCATTTTCAATAGCTTCACATTGAGTATATGGTACCATTTGTGTTTTTAAAGCTAGAGATGGTCTATAAGTCATTTTACAAGCCCAAGCTTTATTGTTTGGTAATATATCAGAATAATCATTAAATGGTTCATGTAATGCTTTACCTAATAACATAGATTGAAATCCTGTACAATCTACCCACAAATCAGCAGTTAAAATTGTACCATCATCTAAATATACCTTTTCTATTCCATCTTCATTTGTAATTACTCTCTCAACATCATTTTTAAGATGTACCACACCTTTTGGAACACAATAATTATCTCTTAACCATATACCAAATTTAGTAGCATCAAAGTGATATGCAACATTTTTTTTAAAGTCATATCCATCTAATCCTTCAATTTTCTTATCGCTAATTTTATATTGATTTACTAATGCCATTTGTGAATACATACAATCCGCATAATCATAATTAGGAGTTTCGGGATTTAAAAATTTTTTAAAATACCAATCATTACCTTCATTTAGATTACCATTAAAATCAGGTTCGCCAAATGGATAATGAAATGAGCCAGAATTTTGTTTGTAAAAATTATCAAATCTAATACTTAACTTATAAGTTGCGTCACAAGCTTTCATAAAGTCTTTATCTTCTATACCCAATAAATTTAACCACTGATTTATTTGTCCTATTGTACTTTCTCCTACGCCTACGGTAGGAACATTAGGACTTTCTATAATTGTTATTGATCTATTTGGAAATAGTTTTTTTAATGTTGCTGCTGCCATCCAACCAGCTGAACCACCACCTACAATCTTTATATCATAAATCATATTTTTAACTCCGTTAATCTCTTAACCTCTCCTATATTCCCTTTTATAAAAGTATTAAAAGATAAAGAGATTCTTTCTTTATTTGTATTGTTACTATTAACCGAATGTGATATTGTTGAAGGAAATAATAGTAAATGATTTTTTTTATTAGGCATTACCCAAGTTCTACTATTTAAAATATTATATTCTTCAATATTATATTCAAAGTTACCACCAAAAAATGCTCTTGAGTCGTCTCTATGAAATGTTATTGGATTATCTTCATTACCATCAATAAAAAATACACCACTTATAACACTGTTAGAGTGCTTGTGATTATGATGACCTTGACCACTATTATTGTAATTTATCCAAGACTGTGTAATTTCAAATTTAGTATCTCTACTTATTTTCATAATATCATAAGCGTATTCATCAATACATTTTTCAATATAATTTTTAAGAGGTTTAAAAGTTTCGTTTTCTAATACATAACTATTCACAGATGTTGTATTACCACCATAGTTAGTGTATGTATTATTTTTTAAAGAAAGTGCGTAATCTTTTTCTGCTTTTACTAGTGGATATGGTCCATCTACATAAAAATGCTCAGGAAATATAACTTGTATTTTACTTTGATTCATAATTTATTACCATATTCATTCTATAAAAATTATCTGTTGTTGTGGTTCCTCTATGTTTAATTAAACCATCAAACTTTATGAGTTTGTCAGCAATATCCAAACTCTTTGTTCCGTCTTCAAATTCACAATAACCATTAGTAGTATTTAGTGAGTATATAAAAGTGGTGTGTGGCTCAGGAAAATCTACATGAAAGTCATGTTCAATAAATTTACCTTGATTAGTATAAAAATTTAGTTTTATTCTTTTTAAAAAGGTTAAATCCAATTTCAACTTATCTAATAATGGTGCTACATACTCAAATGCCTTTTTACTATTTACTTTTCTTTCTCTCCAATCAAATATCATATGTGTAAAGAAAAATTCTTTACCTTCATCTACATGAGGTCCAGCAACATGACTATTATAGTACCAAGGAAAAATATTACTTGCAAATGTATTTCTTAAATGATTACAATATTCATCACCCATAAAATTAAGGGTTTCATTTATCATCACTAATAATATCCTTTGTTTTTCTAAAACGGTTTCTAAATTTAGTTGATACTGATAGTTCAGATAGAAAAGATTTTTTTCTTAATTTTTCAGTTTCCATAATACATTCAAAATCATATTTTTGTCTTTTGTAAGGTATGTAAACTGCTAATGGTGTGCCTTTTGGTATCATAAATTCACCTTCTTTTTTTAATACCATTTGTTGATTAACTTCGTGGTACATATCAGAGGGAATAGTTCCTGTCAAAACTTCAAATATTTCATTAAATTCGTAAGTCATAGGTAATTGATACATACTATAACCCTTAGGAGTAAATACTCTCCAAGGACAAACTGGTTTTAATATACTTACTGTATTTCTTTTTGCGTGTTCTGGAATATAATCTTTATATTGATTGTCATTGTGAAATTCAAATTGAAAATTTTTATTAGGAGTGGCCCATGTAGTACCTTTTACCAAATTAACATTTAAATGTAAATCACACCATAATGGTACAACATAACCTTGCATGGCAAAATCAATAAATCCTGGACACGCTTTAAAGTTAGAATATAATGGTATTTTATTATTATCTTGTAGAACACCTGATTCTTTTATATCTTTAAACCATTGTGGTAATACTTTGTATGCGGGTAAAATAGGTGAGACTTTTTCTAAACCTTCTATTGTAGATGACCAAGTGACTTTAGGTTTTCCTACATTCAATAATCGCTTCATAATATTCATAATAATATATATAACTGTTTTAAAAATCAATTTTAAGAATTGATTTTACTAAAATAATATTTTTAACTAGGCCAGTTTTCTATTGTATAATCTGTAACATCATTACCACCGTTTTCATCAACCATTTCATAATGGCCTGTAGCATGATATGCTGGCCAAGCACCTTTTTCTATTACAAATTCATCATCAGTTTCAGCTGATAATCCAATAGGTTTAGGTTGTTTAACTTTTATTTTACACTGATTATTTTCCATGTTACTTTATTCCTAGTATTTAAATATTATAAATCCTGAACCACCAGCAGCGCCAGATCCTCCACCACCACCTGTGTTGGCTTGAGCAGCTTGACCTGCAGAAGGACCAGGTCCTCCACCTTGTCCACCACCACCAGATCCTCCACCACCTCGTGAAGCACCTCCAGTTCCTACTGGGTTGTGACCACCACCACCGCCACCTCCAGCGAATACTCCTGAATCACCTACTGTTGTTCCATATGTACCTGACATATCTTTACCGTTTCCACCTGCTCCTGAAGTTGATCCAGATGCGTTTCCGCCAACAGCGTTTGCTCCACCTCCACCACCTGATGGGTGTGGATATGCATTACCAGATTTATCTCCACCTTTATTTCCAAAACCATTTGATCTACTAGCTGCGGATATTAATGGTGATGTTGTTTGAATACCAGCACCTCCAGTTCCAGGTGAGTGACTTTTTCCTCCACCAGAACCACCAGCTGAACTACCACCATTACCTCCACCTACCGCAGTTATAAATGTTGTGTCTGTTCCTGATCCTGTACCAAAAGTAGAAACACCTCCGTCATAAGGAGAGCCACCATCGGGTACACCTACATTATAACTGTAAGATGTACCAGAAGTAACTGGATAAGCCATTGATACAACTCCACCACCGCCACCACCACCTGCGTGACCTTGAGTTGAACCTTGTCCACCACCAGCAGCAACCACTAATAATTGTACATTTCCTGTAAATGGTGCTGGCCAGGTTCCTGAACCTGATGTGTAAGATTGTGTTGTTGGCCCTAATACTGTAATAGTGAATTCTCTAGTTGCTGTTCCACCTACACCATCTGTACAAGTAATACTAAAGGTTGAAGTTGTATTTGAACCAACTGCACTTGCAGTTCCTGTAATCGCTGCTGTAGAAGTATTTAAAGAAAGACCTCCTGGTAGTGAACCAGCTGAAATAGCGTAAGTTAAAGTATCTCCTTCAGCATCTGATGCTGCAGCTGTAGCTAAAGAATATGAACCTCTACTAGAATCTACAATTGTTCCAAGTGAACCTGAAGCAGTTGTAAAAGATGGGTTTGTATTTGCGATTGATCCTATAGAAAATTGTCTATCTGCTGTAGCTCCAGCTGGGTCAGTAGCTCGCAAAGTAAATGTATATGTTGTTACTGAATCTGGTGAAGCTGATGAGCTTTTAATTCTTACTTTAGTATAACCACCACTAGTAAATGATTCTAATACCATATTAGCAGTTGCTAAAACACTAGTAGTTTCTGAATATGTAATTGTTGTACTGTCTGCATCACCAGCAAATACAACAAATGTGTCGCCAGTTACTGAACTGCCTTTTACAAATGTACCTAATGAACCTGCTGATGTTACCCATGCAGGAGTAGCAGAGTTTGTGTAGCCAGTTGAACTTATTACTGAAATACCATCTTTATTAATAACTTGTAAATTATATAAACCTTCAGGTAATGTGCCAGCAGATTTTGTTGCAACAATTGTTGTTGAACTTGTAAAAGTAACTGTATCTGCAGTTAAAACTGCTCCTGTGTTAGCATTTTGAAATAATACTCTAGGAGTATCCTGAAAATTTGCTCCTGTAATTGTTATACTTGCCGCACTAGTTGCGGGTGATGCTTGTGTAGGAGTAAATGATGATATTGTAGGTGCAGTAAATTGTGATACACCTGTTAAGTTTGCGCCAGATATTGCTGGTAACGCACCTGTTAGTTTACTCGCAGTAATACCAGTTGCTATTTTAGCATTTGTTACATTATTATCTGCTATTTTAGCAGTTGTAACATTTGCGTCTGCTATTTTAGCTGTTGTTACATTTGCATCTGTTATTTTAGCCGTTGTAACATTTGCGTCTGTAATTGAATTTGTTTTAACTTTACTTATTGCCATAGGTATCTCTCTTATTATTTATACTATTTATTCATCTGAATCAGTAGATGTACTATATTTTTTACCATCTGTATAGTTAGTAATTGTTGTTGTAAATCCAAAATCATCATCTGCGTCAGCTGATGTAGGATTAGGGACTACAATTATTCGTTCTTCTCTCGCTTTATTTGTAGTGTCTGTGTCTGTATATACGTCTGATTGAGTTTCTTTAATAACTTTTTGAGTTGACGCAGGGCCAAATAAGTAAGTTTTTGCAGTAAACCCTAAAGTATATATAACTGCTCTTCTTTGTGAAAAATCACCATTATATGTATCTTCATAATTTACTGTATTTAACACAATTGGAATATCTCTTTTAATATTTAATTCTGGTATCGCATTTACGGTCACAGTAAAATCGGGTTGAAAGAAAGGTAATATTTGTTCTATAATTTGTAGACCTGCCTCAGCACTCGCTGTAAAAGAGTATAGATTGTAAGATATATTGTAAGGTACAGGAGTATAATTATAATTTAATACTTTACCCTCTTTTCCAGCCTTAACGTGTTTAAATTTTTGTACTCTTGTTAGTTTTCTACTAGAGTCATATGATATACCTGAAATCTCAAAACTCATACGAGGTAAAGTAATCGCAAACTCTCTATTATCTAAACTTGGTTGAGCATCTAATCTTGCCAAAAACTTTTCTTTAGGTGCATAAGCTAAAGGTACAGCTATTGATTGAGTGATATTACCATTACTATCTCGTCTTTTGATTTGTATGTTATTAAAGATTTGACCAAACCCTATGGTCATTCTTCTCATACTTTCATTGTAAAAATAATTTCCAAACATTAAAAGTCAACCTCTCCAAATGGATTACGTTCTGTAAAGTCTAATATATCATCTGTTGTAGAAGATGTATCAAAACCAGCTTGTGCATCTAAATCATTATTTTGAGCGTAAGCTGATTGAGTTTGTAAAGCATATGTCTCTAATAATAGATAATTTGCATCACCACTTGCACTATCATTTTCTAATTGTAACGATCCAACTTCATTCTCTAAAGTAAATTGATGAGCCAACATATCTAAACT